AAATAAAGCACACTGGATTACTGATGGCGACAATGTTCGCTTTTCTATGCCTATCGGAAAAGTCGACAAAGAGCGCAGAATTGTTTCTGGCTTTGCGACCCTAGATAACGTTGATAAGCAAAATGATATTGTTACTACAGAAGCCAGTATTGAAGCATTCAGAAAATTCCGTGGTAATTTACGTGAAATGCACCAACCTACAGTAGTAGGAAAGGTAGTTTCATTTAAAGAAGATCGTTATTTTGATCCACAAACAAAAAAATTCTATAGTGGCGTTTATGTTTCTGCATATGTTTCAAAGGGTGCACAGGATACCTGGGAAAAGGTTCTTGATGGAACCCTAACTGGTTTTTCAATCGGAGGAAATATCACAAAGTCAATGGATTCCTACGATGAAGAACTTAATAAAGCAATAAGAATTGTAAAGGAATATGAATTGCATGAGTTGTCACTTGTTGATAATCCAGCAAATCAATTTGCCAATGTTGTTTCAATTGAAAAAGGACAACTTGGTGGCTTCCTTGCAAAGACTGTTGTAGATACAGTTTATTGGTGCAACACTGACGACATTGTAAGACTTTCAAAAGAGTCTGATGAGTCATGCCCAACTTGCAGCGGGTCAATGAAAAACATTGGCTTTGTTGAAGATCAGAATGATATTGACACAGTAAAGTTCTTAGTTGATAGTGCAAAAGGCATTAGGACAATTAAGATTACAAAGGAGGAAAATCCTATGACAGAAGAAACTATGGTTGCAGAAGAGACACTAGTTGTCGCAGACGCAACAAAAGTTGAAAATGTTGAGGTTGCTCCAGAGGCTCCAGCAGAAGACGCTGTAGCAGAGGCTGCCGAAGTTGTTGCTGAAGAAGCAGCAGCAGAAGCGCCAGTAGCAGAGGCAGTGGCAGAAGCAGATGCACCAGTTGTAGACGCTCCTGTTGCTGAAGAAGCAGAAGTTGCAGTTGATGCAGTTGTTGATGCAACAGCAGAAATTGCAAAGTCTGTTGCTGAAATCAATGACTCTCTAACTAATGCCTTGAGCAATCTTGCTGAAACAGTTAAGGCTATGCAAGCCAATGTTGATGCAATTACAAAGTCCCTTGAAACCGTTACAGGTGAAGTAAAGTCTGTAGCAAGTGAGGTTAGCCAAGTAAAGGGAACTTTTAATGAGTTTGGAAAGCGAGTAGATCTTGTTGAAAAAGATACCGCCTTCCGCAAGTCTGGCGATCTAGGCGAGATCGTGCAGGAACCTGTTCGTCAGGTTCAAAAATCCCTATGGGGCGGTCGTTTCCTCACAAATGCCGACCTATTTAACTAAGGTAACAATTCACTAGGAGGTGAACAATATGTCGGAACAAGAAATCGTAAAGAACTATCCAGGTTCTCCAACAGTATCGCACAACCACCAAGGTGATGGTGCTTTCGCTTCAGGTGATATCGGTGGTGCAACAGCAACCAACCCATCCACATCTGATATTGGAGCAAACTTGGGTAACATTGCTACTCCTGAATGGGGTGTAACTTCTGGTCCAAACGCCGTTAATCCAACGGGTACACCAGGAGGTATTCTCCTTCCAGAGCAGGCTCGCCGCTTCATCGACTATGTGTGGGATGCAACAGTTCTCGCCAAAGATGGTCGTAGAGTTACAATGCGAGCAAACACCATGGAACTTGAAAAAGTTAACGTTGGTGAGCGTGTAATCCGTGCTGCCGCACAGGCAAACAACAATTACACAAACGCTGGTGCTACATTTACTAAGGTAGAACTTACAACCAAGAAGATTCGTCTTGACTGGGAAGTTTCAACTGAAGCACTTGAAGACAATATTGAAGGAGGTGCGCTTGAAGATCATCTAGTTCGCTTGATGACCAACGCATTTGCTAACGATATTGAAGACCTCGCTATTAATGGCGATGGTACAACTGGCGACTTCCTTTCAATCATGGAAGGTTTTGTATTCAAGGTCACAGATTCTGGCGATGCTCATGAAGCAGCCGTCACAGTCACAGATGACAATTGGACAACAGAAGTAATGCAGGATATCATCCTTGCAATGCCACGTAAGTATCGTGCACTAAAGCAGAACCTCAAGTTCTATGCTGGTACAGATGCTTTCCAAGGTATTGTCAAGAATAACGGTACACTCGCTGATGCTATTGCTGAAGCGTTTGCACCACGCACTGGTGGTACAGAGCGTAACCGTCAAGCATA